TGATGGTTTAGATGATGGAGATGTAAAAGTTCCTATAATTGGAGATGGAAATGGAGAAACTGCAACTGTAAAAGTTAGAAAAGGAGTAGTAAGCGAAGTTTTATTAACAAATACAAATTCATCTGGCTACACCTATGCTCATGTTAGATTTGTGACTGGAGAGTGGGATGGTAAAAAATTAGTTGTGGGAACTTTAACAGATAATCCACAATTTGAAGTAATAATACCACCACAAGGAGGTCATGGTGCAGATATTTATCGTGAGTTGGGTGGATTTAGAGTTATGGTATATTCTAAATTTGATAATAATATAAACGATCAAACGGATTATATTGTTGGAAATGACTTCTCTCGTGTTGGTATAATTAAAGATCCAAAAGATTTGAGTGGAACTTCTGTTCTAAATAAAAGGACTGCAACATCTTTAGGTGCATTAAAGTTAAGAGTTCCAGTTGGTTCAAGTACTCAACTATCAAATGTTGTTTATAAACCAAATGCAAGAATAACTCAATATAACTCAACTGATTCTAGTTTAGGTATTGGAACTGCTGTTGGATATGTTGCCTCTTGGGATTCAACCACTGGAGTTCTAAGATATTATCAACCAGTTGGTTTTTCAACAGGTGCTATCTATGGTTATGAACTTAATAATTTCGTAGGAGTTCAGACAAATACACCCATCATTGGTGCTACGCACATAGAACCTGGTCAAAGTGTAGATAATTTAGTTGTTGATACTGCATTTAATGGTGAGTCTGTTAGTGTTGGTCAGAGAGATTTAGCTCTAGGTCAAAGTTTTACTAATGGAGTTTCAGATCCAGAAATTAAAAAATACTCTGGTGAGATAATATATATTGATAACAGAGCACCAATAACAAGGACAGCTTCACAAAAGGAAGAAGTAAAAATCGTAATCGAGTTCTAATCAGATGCCACAAAATACCAATTTAAATGTTTCTCCATATTTTGATGATTTTAATGAAAATAAAAATTATCATAAAGTATTGTTTAAACCTGGTTTTCCAGTTCAAGCAAGAGAGTTAACAACACTACAATCAATATTACAAAATCAAGTTGAAAAATTTGGGAGACACTTTTTTAAAGAGGGTTCACAGGTTATACCTGGTGGAACTTTTTATGATCCAAATTATTTTGCAGTAAAAATAGATCCTAATTTTTTAAATATTCCAGTTAATTCTTATACAAAATTTTTAGTAGACAATAAAATAATAATAAAAGGGGAAACATCTGGTGTAGAGGCAACAGTAGTTAATAGATTAACTGCACCAGAATCTATCGATGGATTTGATACTTTATATGTAAAATACTCAAAATCTGGATCAGATGGAGTCACAAAAACATTTCAAGAAGGTGAAAATTTAATAACTCTATCAGGAATTACATTTTTAAACACAAGTATTGCAGCAAATAGCCAGTTTGCAAGATGTATTGTTGCAAATGCAACTTCAACTGGATCTTCATTCTCAATAAATGAAGGTGTATATTTTATTCGTGGATTTTTTGTAAAAACAATTGCATCTACAGTAATTTTAGATCAGTATAGTAATACTCCTAGTTACAGAGTTGGTTTTTTAATAAAAGAAGAAAAAGCAAGTGCATCTTCAATTAATTCCGACTTATACGATAATGCTTTAGGTTTTTCAAATGAGTCTGCACCAGGTGCAGATAGGTTAAAAATATCTGTAACTCTTCATAAAAAATCTTTGACTGATATTAATGATAAAGATTTTGTTGAGTTGATGAGAGTCGTGAATGGTTCTGTTAAAGAAATGGTTGGGGGAACTGAATACAATATATTTGCAAAAGAATTAGCAAGAAGAACATATGACGAATCTGGAGATTATTATGTAAGGCCCTTTTCTATAGATGTCAAAGAGTCTTTAAATGATAGAATTGGAAACAGGGGAATATATTTTGATACACAACAAACTCAAAATGGAAATACACCTTCAGATGATATTATTAGTCTTCAGGTTTCTTCAGGAAAGGCGTATGTGAGGGGTTATGAGATCGATAAAGTTGGATCAACGTCTATTGATGTCCTAAAACCAAGAACGACCAAATTAGAGGAAAATATAAGCGTTCCAGTGAGAATTGGTAAATCAATGGAGATAACAAATGTTCTTGGTTCTCCACCTATTGGTTTTACTGCAACACCACTAAAATTATTAGATAGAAGATTACTCTCAAATAAAGGTAAGGATAGTGCTGCAAAAGTCATAGGTGATGTAAGAGCATACGATTATTCACAAAAAACTTCAACAGGAATAGGTGTTACAACTTTTGATCTGAAGTTCTATGATATGCAATTATACACAGTTGTTGGTGTTGCAACTGTATTAACACATGGAATAGATGCTCATGTAAAGGGTAAATATAGTGGTGCAGTTGGATATGCTGCTCTTGGTGCTCAAACAAATGTAAGTGAAGTAACTCTCCGTGATGTGATTGGAGAATTTCAAATAAATGAACCTCTAATAGTAAATGGCATTGAAAAAGGTAATAATATTACAACAATTCTAGATAATAGTTTTGAGGATATCAAATCAGTTCAAGATGCTGCTAGTGTTGGGGGTGCAACTACAACTTTTGCTGCAAACTTAGTATTAGATCGTGATAAAGAAATATTCAGAGCTGGAGAGGAAATTAGTATTTCTTCTGGATTAGTTCTCAGTCCATCCATTAAAGACTACAGATCTGTAGTTAAAGTAAATGATATTATCGGTTTTACTGGAAGTCATACTAGAACTGATCAAACTTTTAACAGAGTAGATTCTATAGGTGTTGGTGGAACTAATTTCCAAATGGCAGCAGTTGCTACTGTTCCAGGTGTATGTGATGGTGCTCTTGGCAACATATCACCTAATCATGTAACAGTCAAAATACCAACATTACATGAAGCGGATGATCCTGGTTTTAGAGTCAAGTTGGTAGATGATTTTGTTGCATCAATGAATGTGTTAGATAGTTCATATATCATAAGAAAGCAAATCACAAAAACAAGTTATACAGGCAGTCAGATAACATTTAACATATCAGATGTAACAGGTTTAAACACTGATGACTTGTTCTTTGAACCATTTACAACATCAAACTACACTTTAGAGATTGATACATCATCAGATCTTGGATTTGTTGAAACACTTCGTGATCCAATGGTGACAGTTTCAACAAATGGTAAATCTGTGGTGATTAAAGGATTATCAAAACCAAGTGGTGATGCAGTATTAACAGTTGCTATAAGAAGAAGTAAATTGGCATCTAAAGAAAAAACAATTGTAAGATGTAGTGATCTAATTGTATCTAATTCAGAGTCAGAATCATCTGGTATTGGAACCACCTCTCTTGATGATGGTTTGACATATAATCAATATTACGGAACAAGAGTTCAAGATGAAGAGATTTCTTTAAATGTTCCAGAAGTATCTCGTGTATTAGCAATATTTGAATCAAATGATACAAATAATCCAGATTTACCAACTCTAATTGCAACTGATGCGACAGCAACATTTACTGGAAATGTTACAGTTGGAGAACAATTTATTGGTGGAACTTCAGGTGCTGTGGCTCGTGTTGTTTCCGTTGTGTCTGGAACTTCAATTTCATTCGTTTATGAAAACCAAAATACTTTTGAAGTAGGAGAAAGTATAACACTCAAAACTTCTGCAATTGTTGCATCATTAACAAGTGTTTTACCTGGTGATCGAAATTTACTTAATAATTACGTTTTAGATGATGGCCAAAGGTTTGAATTTGCAGATTTTTCTCGAATTGTAAGAAAGTCTGATGCAGAAAAACCAACTCGTAAACTAAGGATTATTTTTGATTATCTTCATAACAATGAAAATTCAGGAACTATCGAAACAGTCAATAGTTATAATACTCTTAATTATTCAAAAGATATACCATATGTTTTTGATAGGTTTGCTTCAGACTTTATTGATTTTAGACCTAGAGTTGCACCATTTACTGCAACTAATAAATCACCGTTTGCTTTTGGATCAAGATCTTTTGCTTCAACACAGTCTGAAGTTGTAGTATCAAATAAGAGTGTAGTAGTTGATTATTCTTATTATCAAGGTCGAGTTGATAGATTATATTTAACAAAAGATGGTTTCTTTACTGTAAAAGAAGGAACTCCATCAAGACTTCCCAAATTACCTTTACCAAATGAAGAGGCTTTTGAAGTTGCTTCAATTACATACCCCCCTTATGTTCGTAATGCAAATCAAGAGATTACTGTAAAAGCAGTAAGACATAAGAGATATACGATGAAAGATATCGGTAGTCTTGAGCATAGAATTAAAAATTTAGAAAATTATACAACTTTATCATTATTAGAAACAGACACTAAAAATTTATCAATTAAAGATCCAAGCACTGGACTGGATAAATTTAAATCTGGTTTCTTTGTGGATAATTTCACTGATCATTTAATTCACAATTTAAAAGGAGAATCTAAATTTGATATCGATCTTGTAAAAGGTGAGTGTAGACCAAGATCTATAGAAAGAAATGTTCCTATAATTCATGAAACGGTTAGCACACTTGGAGATCCTGTAAATACTGATTACAGATGGAGTGAAGATTTTGTTGATGGAAATATTACAAGAAATGGGCCTGCTCTAGTTCTTAAACACTCAGATGTTGAATTTTTAGTACAACCATTTGCAACAAGGACAGAAAACTTAAATCCTTTCCATATATCACTATTTGCAGGAACTATACAACTAAATCCAGAATCAGATTTTTGGGTTGAAGAAGTTCCTCTTGGTGCTCCAGCAGTTTTTAACATTGACACCGCATATAATGCACTTGCAGATATATTACAAATTGAAGATCGTGAAAATGGTGGAATGGCACCT